TTATCAGTTCTACCACCATCAGCACTGTGTTCAGTGTGATTGGCCAGTTCATATTCTTTATTGTAATCAAATATAATATCTTTATGTGTTTTATTAAAAGCATCATATTGAGTAATGAGGCTGGCAAATACTCCGTTTCTTAAATTCTTTAATGTGTTGTATTGATCTTTAATTGTAAATGCTGAAGCAATCTTCATTTCTTGTATGATGTCTCTATTACCATCTATACGAATACTGGCAGGCTTTGGTTCAAAACGAGCAACAACAGGTCTTGCCTGTGAATCTGTAATGGCCAACATACTCTCCATTGATTTAAAATTAAAACCAAAAGATGTTTCATATAATTGCATTCCAGGATTATGGTATTTTTTACTTCTTGCCTCTAATGACAACATTTCAATGGCATCAAAAGGTCTTTCTGTAGGTAAAACATATTTGTGAACACCTTTTGTTTCTTCTACAAATACATCTTTTTCTGTGTCTAATAAATCTGGATCTCTTAATAGTTCAGTCACAATGTTTGATATTTGGCCTGTGTAGGCTTTGTTTGCTTTTACCTGTTCATTACGTATCATTTCTCTACTAGCAAAGTATAGAATATAAGTTTGCACTCTAGGATTCATACCTTGTCTTTGGCCAATACGATATATGTACATTGGATGGCCTGATTTTTCTGTAAAATCAAAACCTCTGGATATTGATGGTGTAAATAATCTAAATTCTATTCTTTCAAAACCTGTTAGAGGTAAAGCAGCAACAACGTTTGTAGCATCAATTAATACTAGACTGCCTGATAATGTTTTGTTATGAATACTCTCGTAAATGTTTAATTCAGTTACAAGTGTGGTAACAGATATTTTTTTAGGATTTGAATTAACTCCTTCACTTTGATATGAAGTTAATATAACGTCTGATAAACTAAAATCACCAGGTCTTTTTAAAGCCGTTGTATCAATAGCACTGTACATAATTATCCACTAATTAAATCCTGAAATTCCTCTATGAATACATTTAGATATGCTGTATTTAATAATTTAATTTGTCTTTTAACATTTTGTAATCTTTCTTCATACTCTCTATTACTGATTGATACAGCATTAGGTGTTGTACTATTCACCTCTATTAAATGTGAATCATCTGAAGATGTTGTGGGTCCACTCGATTGAGCTATTTCATAATGATGAATGCCATCAGGATTTGTATATTTTTGATTTAAATAATTTTCAAATTCGTTTGTTGTTAGTGGCCAGTCATAATATCTATCACTGATATTGTTTGTTAATAATATAACCCAATGTAATTTACTATCACCAAAATGTTTAAATGCTATAGTTTCAGGACTATCACCATCTTGTAAGTCATATAGATCATATAAACTAACTTCGTTAATTATTTTTGATCTAATCTTTACTCTACGCATTAGATCAGTAACTAATTTTAAATTGCCATCATTTTTTAAATCGTAATAACCTTTTGGAAAATATGAAAAATACATTAGAAGCCTTCAGCAATTTTTTGTTTAGTCATAATTTCTGTTTCAGCAAAAGTTAATGTCATTTTACTTAATACAGGAGCAGCGCCCTTTTCATCAGCGGCAAAAGTTGTAAACACACCTTCTGGTGATTGATCTAATTCTAAATTTTTTAATACACACCTAGATATTTTAGGAATGTATGAGTTTCTGTTTTCAAGGTACATATAAGTTATTTGAAATTCTGATGGCACAACAAAAAAGTTTGTTAATCCTAATTCAGGTTGCATATGAAATTTAAATAGATTAATTATTTTAGTTATACTATCTAATTCTTTTTGATTTCTTGGAGAAAATTCATATGTAAATGTAAATTCTCTCATAGGTACAGATTTAAATACCATTTCTATATTTGGATTAATTGCTCTGCCTGTTGTCTTTGTAAATACGGCCTTAGCATCACCACCGCCAGGTATCAAAGATGTTACCATATTTAATGCTTCTAATCCTAATGCACCTCCACCTCCACCGAATGCTTTTAAAGCATCGCCAAAACTTTTTACACCCATAAAACCAGCGGCCATACCTGTTTCTGCTTGGTCATAGTTAGTAGCGTAAGTTGTTTTAACTTGTGGTGGTGTATAAAGTATAACTGAATCTGATACATAAGTGTGTGTAGGATTTTTAGCATTTATACCTGAGCTAACTTTAGTCAACCTATCTGATGAAATACCATTTTCTTTTATTTGTGTAATTCTACTTGCGTTAGTCTGTAACCCAACAACACCTAATTTTTTACCAAAAGTTTCTAATCTATTTTCACCAACTTTGTTTGCTTTGTTTACATTTATTTTATTGCCAGAAAAAGATGAATTTTGAAATGTTGAATGTTTGTTCATTACTATATCAAATATCATATAATGGCCAGTGCCTAAATTTGATACGTCTGATGGATAATAAACTGTACCATATTCATATGGATTTTGTTTTAGATGTTGTGTAGGTGAAGTATCTGAAATTTCTAATGGCGATTTATTTAATATCTTAGCAGCGGCAGCATTTGTTTGAGCACTGTTTTTTACACTGTCAACCAATCCTGAAATACCACCTGATAAATTGCCTAAGTTCTGTTGTACTATGGAAGCTATCTTTCCTAACACGATAAATACCTTATATGATTAATAGTAATATTTATATGTGATATGAGAACAAGTTATAAAGGAATTTACAAACCTACACACCCTAAAAAGTACGCTGGTGATCCTAATAGAATAGTATATCGTTCACTATTAGAAAGGCGTATGATGGTATATTTGGATAAAAATGATGCTGTTGAGTTTTGGGCTAGTGAAGAAATACCTATTATCTATCGTTCACCTATTGATTATCGTATTCATAGATACTTTCCAGACTTTATCTTTAAATTGAAAACAGGTAAGAAATATATGGTTGAAATAAAACCATATCGCCAGTGTTTTCCACCTAAGAAACCAAAGAAACAAAGTCGTTCTTTTGTGAGTGAACAATTAGAATATATAAAGAACCAAGCTAAATGGCAAGCCGCTAAAGTGTATTGTGAAGGCAACGATTTAGAGTTTAAAATCTTTACTGAAAAAGATATAGGTGTCTATAGTTAATATAAATATATTAAATGGCAAGTATATTAGACACTCTCGTAGATAAACAAGGTGGAACACAAAAATCAGCAAGTTGGTATCAAAAGGCTGTCGCTTCAATAGCAGATAGAATGAGTGCCAATAAATTGATGAGTCAAGGTAAACTTACAGGTCGACCTAATATAGGTTTATTAAATCTATTTTTTTATGACCCTAAGTATAAAAAGACTTTACCTTATTATGACACGTTTCCACTTGTATTACCTTTAGAGGCTATACCAGGCGGATTTAGTGGAATAAATTTTCATTATCTACCACCAGGACTTCGATTTAGATTGTTAGATCAAATGCAAAGATTTGCCACGAATAATAAAATGGATAAAACAACAAGATTAAATGTAAGTTATTCAGGTGTTAAATCAATATCACTTGTAAAGCCTACTATTAAAAAGTATTTGTATAAACACGTAAGATCAAGTTTTCTTAAAATAGATTTAACACAGGCCGCTATTGCTGTTTATTTGCCAGTTCAACAATTTCAAAAAAGTTCTGCTGCTAGTGTTTATGCTGCTTCAAGGAGTGTTATATAATGGCCATATTAAGAGCAGGCAGAAGAATTGGTGGTTTTGATGTAAGATTAGGTATTCCTCGTGATCGTTCTTTAGATAATGTAGAAAATGATCCTAGGTTTAAACAAAAAGCAGGTGGTAATCCAGCTACTACAATAGGCCGTTATCAATCATATGTAAATGAAGCAGAAGGATTTGCTCGTAAAGCTAGATTTTATGTTGAATTTAATTTACCAAAAGGTGTGCCATTAAATGCTTTAAATAATAATGGTAACAATCCACAAATAGAATTTTTAGAAGAAAATCAATTATCTAATGCTGCCAATGAATTACAACAAACATTTAGAAGTCAATCAGAATTATTAGCAGTTCAAATAGCAAATGCTAAAAGAGTTCAAGCATTTTGTCGTTCTATTAGTATGCCAGATAGAGATGCTCAAACAAAAGAAATTAAACATAATGGACCTACTCGTAAATTTGTATATGATTATAAATCTTCACCTATTACTGCTACATTTTATACAGATAAATTTATGAGAGAAAGATCATACTTTGAAGTATGGCAAAATTCAGCATTTAGCACAAGTTCACATAATTACAATTTTTATGATAATTATGTTTCTGACTGTAATATATTTCAATTAGGTAGTTTTGAAAGCAGAAATGAAAGAGATGATGTAACTTATGCTATTAAATTATTTGATGTTTATCCAAAAACAATTAGTGCTGTTGAATATTCAGCAGATGTTAATGATGCACAAACATTTAATGTTACTTTTGATTTTAGATATTGGATTAATTACTTTATTGATAGATCAGGTAATATAGCATTAGGTAGTCCTAACTTTGCTGATGTTACAGTAAAGAGTAAATATGGTGCTTTTGGTAGTTTCATAAATAAATTACCTCCAGAATTAAGAAGAGCTGGTACAGAAGTATTAGAAGGATTAAAAAGAAGAATACCAATCGGTGGTATTACAGGTGGTCGAGTATTTCCTCCATTTGGTAATTTTCCACCACTTAATATTTAATATAAAGGAGTAAATTATGGTGTTACCAAGAGTTGATGTCCCAAGTTATGAATTGACATTACCATCCACGGATAAAAAGGTTAAATACAGGCCTTTTTTAGTTAAAGAAGAAAAAATACTGTACATAGCTTTAGAATCAAAAGATAATAAAGATATGGTCAACGCTTTAAAAGAAATAGTTGATGCTTGTACTTTCAATACGTTAAAGGTAGATACATTACCATTATTTGATATAGAATATGTATTTTTAAATATAAGAGCAAAATCAATTGGTGAAATTGCTAATTTTAAAGTTATCTGTCCTGATGATGGCAAAACTTATACTGAAGTTAATGTTGATTTAACAAAAGTAGAAGTTCATGTAAATGAAGAACATACAAATAAAATATTAATAGACAAAAAAAGAAACTTAGGTTTAGTTTTAAAATATCCTACATTATCAACATATTCTGTAGGTACATTGGGTATAGTGGGCGAAGAAGTTAATACTAAAAATTTTGAATCAATATTTTCGATTCTAATTGAGTGTGTTGACCATATCTTTGAAGGCGATAAAATATATCCATCAAAAGATGTTACTAAAGATGAAATGAAAGAGTTTTTAGAAAACTTACCACAAGATGCATTTACGTCTATTAAGAAGTTTTTTGATACATTACCTAGATTAAAACATGAAGTTGAAGTAGAGAATCCTAATACAAAGGTTAAGAGTAAAATAACCTTTGAGGGATTACAAGATTTTTTCGTATAGGCCTCGCCCATAATACCCTAGAGGCCTTATATGAAACCAATTTTGCTTTAGTTCAACATCATAAATATTCATTAACTGAGATTGAAAGTATGATACCATGGGAGCGTGATATTTACGTTCAAATGTTAGTTAATTATATTAAAGAAGAAAACGATAAAAGAGCAAGGGAGAAATAATGAGTATAGAGAATAAAGAAACAAATTTTAATAATAAATGGAGACCAGCTATGGGCTGGTTATATCTGGCCGTT